AGATGACAGTTTGGGTACGTCAAAACCAAATTGGAAGGGTAAGATTGTTATTGATGATGATGTCCTAAAAATGTTGTTAGATGACCGAAAAAAACACAATGAGCCACCAATACTTAATTTAGCAGGATGGCAAGAAGGTGAAAAAGCAAGAATTAGTTTGAAAACATCCACTTGGAAACCTGAACCCAAAACAGATTTTAACTCACCATCAAGAGACCCTAATCAGGTTTGGGAAAACGCAAAAAAAGATGACGATATTCCCTGGTGAAGATAATTCTTAAAAAGAAAGAATTAAGCCTCCACCCTTCAGATGATGCCTCACTTGAGGCACTTCGGAGGCTTGCGGATGGTTACGTGGTTTGTGAACTTAAACAGCCACGTAACTTGAAGCATCATAGGTTGTTTTATGCACTTATGCGGAAAGTGTTTGAAAACCAAGAACGTTATGAAAACTTAGAATCTATGATAACAGCAATTAAAATAGGAATTGGTCATGCGGATGAATACCCAATGAAGGATGGAAATGTCTGTTATGTGCCTAAATCAATCAGCTTTGAAAATATGAAACAACCAGAATTTAATGAGTTTTTTGATCGTGCAGTAAATCTTATTATTAAGACTATAATACCAGACATGGATAAGGAGTCACTTCTAGCAGAAGTGTATCAGATGTTATGATTATCAAAAATCGTAAATGGGTCAGAAAAGCCCATAAACTGCCCTGTGTTTGCACAAATCAACAATCTGAGATAGTTGTCCACCATCTGTTAAGATCGCCTTCTAGGAGGGGATATAGACGTTCTGGAGACAATCATATCTTGCCTATGACAGATGCTAAACATAAGGAACTGCATAATAGGGGAAATGAAACAAAATTCTTTGCGGAACATGGTATTAAAGACCCTGTTGCGTTAGCAGAAAAACTATACAAGAACAGAGAGTGTTTAAACGCTTGTATTATTGCAATCAATGAAGGGAGAGAGTGATAAGAAATGGTTAAAATAGTAATAGACAATCAAACACTAGAAGAAGTAATTGCAGGAATCCAGAATCTTCTTGAAGAAAATAAAAATATTTTTGGGGAGGATATTTCTGGTGAGATAAAGAGATGCGAAAAACTTCTTGATAGTTATAGTGAGCTTAAAAACCTACGCTTCTCAGAAATAAAAGAAAAAAAATTAAGACATAAACTTTTACAAAGACTTATTAAAAAGAGAAAATTAAATATTTGGATAGAACGTAACGAAGATCATATTCACGAACAAGAACTTGAGAATAGTATTCCATCACCTATGGGTGAGTTTAATGAAATAATACAAAAATTAAGGAAAGAATAAAATGTTGAAGAAAAATGTTAAGAAACTCTGGCAAGGCACTAAGGTCTCAATAAGGGATTATGAGCTAGAAAAAGCCAAGAGACTTGGCGGTTTGGAAATTAGTCACAATGGTCAGAAAATGAGACTTACACCAAAAGAATTAAAATGGGTATTGCCTCATGGCAAAGTGCATCAATCCAAATATAAAGGGTCATATCAGTTAGCAGATATCACTTGGAAACCTTTAACTGAAAATCCAGATCAAGGGAAATTAATATGAAAGTTACAATCACATTATTAGGTCATGCGTGTCTGTTAATAGAAACACCAGAAATAAAGTTTGTAACAGACCCCTGGTTAGTCGGAGGTGCTTTTTGTGATGGTTGGCAACCTGCATTAGTGCCACCTGAGAATTGGTTTGAAATAGTTAATGATGTTGATTTTATATATATTAGTCATAATCATAACGACCACCTAAATGAAAATACATTGGAATATATCCGCAAAGATATTCCTATGCTTATACCTAACTTTGAAACAAAATCGGTTGAAAGACCACTACGAAATTTAGGTTTTTATAATTTTATACCTTTGGATTTTTGTGAAACTAATACAGTCAAAAATTGTGTATTTAAAATTTACCCATCTGGTGACGATAGAGATGATAGCGGTTTGCTTATGGGATATCAAAACTTTAAATTTCTTACTTCTGTAGATAGTAATAATCTAAACAATGGTGGCTTGCCTGATAACATAACAGTGTATGCGAGTAGTTTTGCAGGTGGAGCTTCTGGTTATCCTCTTTTATTCAATAATAAAACAGAGCAAGAAAAAATTAAAATATTAGAAGATAACTTGCTTACATTAAAAACTAATGTCAAAGCAACAATAGAGAAAACAAAGGCAAAGTATTATTTACCGTATGCAGGGTTTGCTAATATGGAAAATGATTATGTCCGAAAATCTGATATTCTTTTAAGTGTTGAGGATTATGAAGATAAAAAATATAAATTATTACGTTCTGATAAAAATGATAAGTGGACTTTTGAAATACCTTCTTTGGAATGTACTGCATCAAGTATTAAAAGACCATCAGAGCATACTAAAAAAAAATTACATAAATTGCTAAAAAGAACTTCTAGTTTAGATAAGACTTTCAAGTATTTTGAAAAATCTAATTTTAGAAAAAATTTGCGGTTATATTTGGATGTGGGTTTACCTGAGTGGCATCATATAGACTATAGCTTGTATGTTAATTTTGAAAACAATAAACAACTTATCGGCAATTACAAAGAAAAGAATATAAAAGATGAAAAGCAACCAAGTTTATATTTATATGTAGATTATGATGCGTGGCAATATATGTTAGATAATAAAAGACCAATAGAAGATATATTTATTGGTAATAAGTGTAGAATTGACAGATATCCTGACAGTTATGATGTAGATAAAGATTTTTGGTATCATTTCTCAAACATTTATACAGGGTAATGCAGATTAATAATACATCATATACATAGGTGAATAGGCTTGTGCTTTAACTGTAATAAAGAATACAATTCCTACTATAAGTGCAACTGCTGATGTTATTAAAAATGCCATACCCATATCTTTCCACATCTGCAATCTTTTTTCTTCAGCTAAAAATTCTTCTTTCAGCCTTGCACGTTCTTTAGCAATAAACGATTGGAGCATTTCCCAATCACCTTTTTTGCCATATAATTGAAAGCACTCACGCAAAGAATTACGCAATTCGTCTTGTTCTCTTTTCCTTAAAAATTCATCAATGGCACTATTCTCAACACCTGTTAATTTTTTAAAGAAACCTGATTTTTTTGCTTCTGCTTTAGCCTGGAGTGATGCTTCACCTTTAGCGTACTTGCCAATAGCAGTTCCTAATTGTGATAAATCCTTTCCAACCTTTACTGCTGACATTAAAGCACCATGAGCCGACTTGATGGCTGCAAAGGCTGTTATAGGGTCGATCATTCAAATAACAGACCTATCACAACTCCTAGTACAAAAGCACTACTGCCTAGCATAGCTGATGCAACAGGAAATTTATCAACTATATAAAACAAATTGTTTTTTCTGTTTTCAACATAAAGCTCTGCCATTTTGACAGCTTTGAGTGCTTGTTCATCTAACTCTGTTTGATCTAATAATTCTTTAAAAAAAGTACGTTTTGGTTTTTCTTCCATGTTTACCTCCTAAATATTCTTTGAATACCACGAACACCAAATGATGCACTAACAATAACTCCAAGTGTGTACTTATACCAATCAGGGCAAGCATCAAGAGCTTGGAAACCTGACTCGACAATACTTCTTCCCCAATCACCACAAAATGCAAGTATCAAAGGTATAGAAAAAAGCAAAACTAAATATTCATCTTTCCAGGATGATTGACTTGCTTCTGCCATTGTTTGTTCCCACTTAATCTCACCTGTAGCAAGTTTCTCTTTTATGGTGGCTTCTGATTTAGCTTTAGCAACTTTTACTTCTGCATTAGCTTTAGTGGTCGCTACTTTGCCTTCTAACCAAGTACCTGCAAGGTTAGTTAATGGGCTTATTATTGCTCCTAGCATGATTATTTCCTCGAAGTGAAACCAAAGTATGCACCAACAACACCTGACATAGCCAAGTATTGTGTCATAATAATACTTTCTGCTTCTGCCATGCGTTCAGGGTGTAAGAGTGTAGCGATTGTTGTGCCGAGCATAGCAACTAATAATGCCCAACACATATAACGCCTGTTAGATTGATACGTTTGTTTATCAGGAATATTTTCGTTCATCTGGTAATCCAACTAATGTTGTTTTTCCGATTGTCAAAACTTCTCGTCTGTTATCTTCTGGCGATACATAACTAATGTGTACCCATCCTGCCATTGGGTCATCTTCCTTGTAAAACTCTAAGATTAATTGGTCAAAATCCAGGTTATGATTTATCCATTGAGCTAGTTTTATATTGCTTACAGAAGGAACTTCTATATCAACTGCCTGACCTTTTATATGTTGTGATGTTGATTTGCTTCCAATGGTGGTATTTAGCTCTAAACATCTAAACCAACTTGACGGTGTAAAAGGAATACCATAATTCTTGCGAACAGGCTCTAGTATGTTCTCTGCTACCAAGACAAGGTTTTTGGCTACGTTTGGTGGTGCAGTATTATCAATGCCACACCTGTCTGCGGTCATACTGCGACAAGCCTCTTGGATAGTAAAGTGTTTAGAAATTTTCATTTTTTTAATTTGACTTTCTTTTTAGCCTTATACTTTCTACACCCAAAGCATTATCTTTTTTCATTCTTTCATATTCTTCATCTATTTGTTTTAATGCACTTCTCTCTAAACCACCATATCCTCTATATATGTTTCCAGGTGTTAATAAACCTCCTGATATATTGCCTACAGTGTCTAAGCCTCTCATTCCACGACCTGATAAATTGGTAATTTCTCCTAATAATCTTGGTGATGTTGCTGCTGTTGCTCCTCCTACCATAAGTAACGTAGACAAAGGGTCTCCTGCCATACTAAGGTAATCCATACCTACGCCACCTCCACCTGCAATCGCAGGTGCTGACCTTCTAAGGAGACTAGCTGTGTCAGAACCAGAAGGTCTAAATTGTTGCATATCTGCTCCTGCTACCATTGAAACTATGCGACCGTCAGGGTCAATATCCTCTAGTGCTTTTAAACTTGGTCCATACTTAACATTTTTATTGTCTCTTGCTATTTTTCTTATTTTTGTCAATATTTGTTGGTCAGTTTTATTTGGAGCTATTCCAAAATCCGTTGATAACTTGTTTTGTAATTTGTAAATTTCTGTCCAAGCATCCAAACCTTCTTTATAGGTTTCATCAACATCTATTATAGATTTTTTAACTTTATTTTGTATTCTAATTACAGCCTTATTTACTAATCCTTTGTCACTTGGGTTTTGTGACTGACTATATACTTTATAAAATTTACCAAGCTGTTGTTGTAACTTGTTCAAATTTTCTAATGTTTGCAAACCAGGATCAGTTAAAGTCTCTTCCATCAGTTTGTCAATTCCATTAAAAACATCCGTTACATCTGCTTGTGGAACTGGTTTATCTTCACCTGTTGCACTTCGTTTCCATAATGAATCATCATTTTTTATTTTTTGCCACTCATCAAATACAGAACGAAAATCACCACGCCTTTTATCAATAATGATTTCTTCTGCATCTACACGATCTTTTACTTCTGTATCAGGTATTCTCATATCTTCTTTTTGAAAAACAGATGGTCCTTGTGATGTTCTTGTTAAATCAGTTCGTGGTTCTCCATCAATTACACCTGTTATTGGTCTCCTTCCTACTTCTTCTGTAGGGTCAAAAACATTTTCTTGCACGTTTTTAGCTATATCTCTTTTCATTCTTGGAACAAGACCAGTTTTAAAGTCAGTTCCTAATTGTTTTAATAGTTCTACAGGTCTTGCAGGGTCTCCTCCACGCATTTGTGAAACAAAATCTTTTTGTAGGTCTCCACCTTCTCTTCCTGCTCTAAATGCTTCATTAAGGTTTGCTCCAGAAAAAGCTGTTCCTATTGCTAAAGCTGTATCTCCTCCTATTCTTAAACCACCTCCTACCCCCTTTTCTACAAGAGTAGCAGGGTCAACGTATCTGGAAGTTGTTTGTAAAGCCTGTCCTGCTTTTGTTAAACCACCTAATTTTGTAGCTGTTCCTACTCCTTTAACCGCTGCACCAACACCTGTTCCTACAAGCATAATGTCTGAAACAACACCAAAAGGGTCTTTTTTAAATGCTTGTTTTATGTTTTCTAAGCCACCATATCGTTCTTTAAAATATTCTCCTACAGCATCAGCTAACTGTTCGTTTTCCTGAGTACCTTCTACAAATAATTTATTAGCCACACTTGAAGTTAATGCACCAATGCTTTTTGCTGTTTCTACTGGACTAATAAATGGCTGTATCATGTCATAAACAAATTGCTGACCACTTGGCAAAATATTTTGACGTAACTCTGTAAAATAATCTTCTTCTACATTAGTATTTATATTGTTAAATTCTTGATCATCTTTTAAAATTTTGCTTGTTAATCTTCTATTTTCACTCATCTTCGTATTCCAATTCGGCAAATTGTTGTCTTTTTCCACCAAAATTATACATTACTGTTTGCCCTGCTTTAATCGCTCCTTCTTCTTGTAGCTCATCTACTTTTGCTTGTAGTTGATCTCTTGTTAATCCTCTAGCATCTATTTGCACTATTTCAAGGCGTTGAAAAGGAGTTCTTATTGTTCTATTTGCAAATTGTTCAAATGTTTCTCCTCTTTCTTTTGCAAAAGCAGTATTGTTTCTTTCTATCCATGCTCTTTTTGCATCTAGGTATTCTTGGTTATATTCTTGTGTTGCTAAAACACCATTAATAATTAACAAATTACCAAACTTTGATTTAGTTAGCTGTGGTGCTGCATCTCGCAAAAAAGCAGTTTCAAAGTTAGATTGCTGTCCAGAACCTTCAACTCTTAAGTTAGGTATTACTTTTTTACTTAAAGCATCAAAATATTCTGCTGCACCTAAACTTTCAATTTCACTTGATGGTAAAATTCCCAAACCATTTAAAACCTGTCCAACTTGTAATTTTATTCCTGCAAATTTATCTGTATCAATTTCACCATCACCTACATTTAATAATAAACCTTTTAATTTTCTATAATCACTTGCTAATGCTCTTTCTACCCTTAATTTTTCAACTTGTGTTTCTATATCTTTTTTGTCGGCTCTGTAATTTAAAACGTCAATATTAGGTGTTTTTGCTTGAATTGAAAAATCCATAGCTTTTCTTTGTAGCCTTTTATATTTTGGATTATCTTTTCCTTTGTCAACTGCAATTTCTTCCATTTGATTATATATATTACTATATCTTTCAGACTGTAAAGTTTTTGCATCTTTTGTACTAGCTATAAAACCTTCTAAATCTTTTTGTAATTGTTGTGCTTTTTGTGGGTCTGTTTCTTTTAACCTTTCTATTAGTTCTCTTTGTGCATAAATATAGTTTTGATTAGTTATTTGGGTAGTTGTTGGTGATTTTTCTTTTTCTCGGAATTGTATTAAATCTGGATAATTTCTAAGATTATCTATAATTCTAGGGTCTGCGAGGTCTAATGTAACCCTTTCACCTGGCTCTATTATTTGTCCATTAAAAGTTATGTCGTTTTCACTTTTATTTACATATTCTTTAGCCGCTGGTCTAAAACTTCTTTGTGCTTTGTTTGGATTTAATTGCCCTTTTAATATTTCTTTTTCAATATCCAACATAACTGGGCGAAATTGAGGGTCTGCTTTAAAATCGCTAATCAAAGGATTTTCAACATATTGATTACTTGTAAGAAGTCTAGGCTTTCGTTCAATTGGCATTGGTCTTTGTCCTAATATTCCACCACCAACATTCATGCCACCAATTTGCGTTTGGTCTGGCATATTATCTACTGAAGAGCCTGGAGTAAAATCTGGTAGCTCTATAGTTTTACTTGAACGAATATCATTTAAACCTACAGTTCTTTTTAACCGTTGTGCTTGGGTATCTAAAATTTGTTTGTCTTTTTTAGCTTGTGCTTGTGCTTGTGATTTGCCTAAAAGACCTGCTCCTAAAGCTGACCCTAAAAATAATGCGAGTGGTGCTACCATGTTAATTAATCCTTATTCTCCAAAAAAGCCTTCTTGTCTTTCTAAAAATTTAAACCTTCTCCACTTAAACCTGCATTAAATCCTGATCCTGTTCTTTTTGTTGTTTGGTCAAAATCAGTAAATCTGTCGTAATCTACATCTTCCCCAAATCTATTTGTTCCAAGTTCAAGAAGTTGCAGAGGTTGAGTAAATTGTCCTTTACCAAAGTCATAAAGTTGACCCATGCCTGTTTGACCTATTTGCTGACCAAGTAAACCTAAACGTGCATATTCTTGTGCTAATTTAGCATTTTGTTGTGCTAAATTTGCTTGCATATTTAAACCACGTTCTCTTGCTTGAATAGCACCTAATCTTTGTCTATCGCCTTGATATGCTAAATCTGCATCTTGTAGTTTGCGATTCATAATATTTCTTGCTGTAGCTTGTTGAGCAGTTAAACCTCTTGCTAACTGATCTCTTCCACCTGTTAACATAGTGGCTTGGTTTAAACGGTCTGCTGTTAAATCTCTTTGTAGCTGTGTTTGACCACCTCTTAACATTGTAGATTGGTCTGATATGTCTGCTCTTTGACCTAAATCTGCTTGGCGTATAGCTGCACCTAAAGCCTGTTGATAGCCTTGTGACCTTAATCCTGCACCTAATCCACCTCTTTGCCTTGCTATTTCAGCATCTAACTGAGCATCATATAATCCTTGTCTGCCTCCAAATGCTCCTGCACCTGCCTGTCTTGCTCTTCTTACATTTGCTGCTCTATCAGTTCCTACATCAAAGTCTCTTAATGAAGCATCTACTACGTCACGCATATAAGGGTCTTGGAAACGTGATATATCCGCAGGGTCAATACCTCTTGTTTGTACTCTTTCTAAATATGGGTCTATACTTTGATCGCCAATTTGTTGTAGGTAAGGGTCTATATCACCTGCCCTAATTGCCTGTTCACGTTCATACAATTCTGGATAATTTTGTTCTAAACTGCCCATAGTATAAGAACCCCTGTCCATATACCCACGATAATAGTCAGCACCTAAATCTTCAATGCCTTGACCCACCCTTGTTAGCTCTTCTGGTGTTCTGCCTGTTGTTAAATTCTCAAGATAATCTAATCCTCTAGGCTGTTCGTCTAATAACGCTAACTGCCTTCGTGTTGCTTCTTGTTGTGCAGGAGTCAAACCAATACCTACTTGTTGTTCTACAGGCAACTCGCTAGCAGAAAAAGCTCTGTCATATATAGGTTCGTTAATAGGTCCAGATATTGTTTGTTGGTCAAATGCTTTGTCTGATATTACTTCAGTAGGTGATACTTGATTTAAAGCTAGTGGGTCTATTTGATTTGGCACTCCAGGTAAACTTGTAACAGGTTCATTACCAAACTTTCCCATAGCTCTATCTTCATAAGTATTAGGGGTATTATTTATCTGTTGAAATTGATTTAACCCAGTATCGTTTAAAGGTGAGCCTCTAAAAATTGCCATTTACTATACTCCTGATAAACTCATATTTGCGTTGTTTGCTCTAGGTTTTGTTTTTATTCCTTCTTCATCTCTAAACAACATACCTTCTCCAAGATTATTATATTCTTCATCTGTATTTAGTTCTGGTATTAAAGCAAAAATTTGATCTTCTGGAATACCTGCTTGTCTAAATAAATTTACCTGTTCTTGTGTAATACCCATATTTAAATTTTGCATATTGCCAATGTTTTCAAAACCGCCACCTGTTATTAAATTACCTAACTCTGTTCCTGTAGGAAACGTGCCACCATAATTATCTAAATCAGGAGGACCTAAATTACCCTGTGGTGTACGATCTGTACCTTGTCTATACATATCATCCACTGTGCCACCACGAAAAGACTGACCAAAACCTATTAAATCAGCTAACTGACCATACATTCTCATCCAATCATCAGGAACAATAGGTAGCGTTTTTCTATCTTCTTCTATTTTTTCTGTACGATCTATAGTTTCTTTGCTTTTATCTTTTTTAAAACCTAAATCAAAACCAAAAGGCATTATCTTCTCCTATTTGTTGGATTAATGTCTATTGATGGAGTACCCTGTCTGTAAAAACTAGGTGCATCAGTTGCACTCCATGTAATCTTAGCTACTTGTCCTGTTGCTCTTACATCAACACGACCTGTATTGTTTGTTATGTTTTGAGAACTGTACGCACGTTCATTAGTGCCTCTTGCATCTCGTATTTGAGTGGTAAAGGTTACGTTATAACCACCTTGCAAATCTTCTGCATCAGGGTACATACCATTAATAAGCAAATGCTTATCACCATCACCAATATCAAACCAACCACTTGTTAATGACCAAGAACGTGCAGAGCCATCATCTGAATATCCTTTTTCGTGAAACCAGATATTGCCATCTGTATCTACTGCTAATGGATATTGATAACTTCCTGCATCACACCATGAAGATCGGTTAAATGTACCTAAACTCCATGTTCCGTTTGTATAACTGTAAATAATATAACGAGATACTTCGTTTCCATCACGTTCATCAGGGTAGCTCCACCACACTTCATTGTATGCTGAGTTATGCCATGCGTATATTTTATCATGTTGTAC